TACAACTGCTGGTTCTTCGAACAACGGTAGGTCTAAAGAGGGTGTGACTGCAACAACATCAAGTGGTGTGGCGTTATGTGTTGGATTCGCTTCGCAACCTAGTAATGAAATAGGTCAATATGCGAGAGGATTATTCACATTCCCAACCAATACATTTGCTGTATAATCTAAGGAGAATAAATAATGGCAATTAATAGAGCCCAACTAGTTAAAGAACTAGTACCAGGACTCCATGCTCTCTTTGGATTAGAGTATGAGAGATATAATAACGAACACGAAGACATCTTCGATACCGAGACTTCTGAAAGAGCTTTCGAGGAAGAAGTAATGTTAAGTGGATTTGGTGAAGCACCGACTAAAGGAGAAGGAGCAGCGGTCGTTTACGATACAGCTCAAGAATCCTGGACATCACGTTTCACACACGAAACCGTAGCATTAGCTTTCGCGTTGACTGAAGAAGCAATAGAGGATAATCTTTATGATACTCTTTCTTCAAGATATACAAGAGCTTTAGCTAGGTCTATGCAACAAACTAAGCAAGTGAAAGCAGCTAACGTATTAAACAATGCGTTTAGTTCTTCATATGTTGGTGGAGATGGAAAAGAGCTTTGTGCTACTGACCATCCTACTGTTGCTAACGTGGATTTAAGAAACGAGTTGTCTACAGCAGCTGACTTAAACGAAACTTCTCTTGAACAAGCGTTGATTGACATCGCTGACTTCAAAGATGAAAGAAATCTAAAAGTTAATGCTCAGGCAAGAAAACTTATCATTCCACCTGCTTTACAATTTGTAGCAGATAGACTGATGGAAACTCCTGGAAGAGTTGGTACTTCAGATAATGACATCAATGCAATCAGAAACATGGGAATGATTTCTGAAGGTTATGTTGTAAACCATTATCTAACAGATACTGATGCTTTCTTTATCAAAACTGACGTACCTAACGGATTAAAACACTTCGTTAGAACTCCTGTATCAACTAGTATGGAAGGTGACTTCGAAACTGGTAATGTAAGATACAAAGCTAGAGAACGTTACAGCTTTGGTTGGAGTGACTGGAGAGGTATCTTCGGTTCCCCTGGAGCATAATTCACTTTCGTGAAAGAATTAAGGGAGCTTCGGCTCCCTTTCTTTTTTGTTTTTAATGATGTATCATGACAAGAGTTCTAGGATTAATACAAACAATCTATCGACTGACCTAGCAGACAAGCCAAGACGATAGAATTTATTAAGGAGACTTAATATGGCAAAATCAACATTTTCAGGTCCTGTAAAATCATTAGCAGGATTTATTTCAGCAGGTAATGCTAACGTAGTTAGTCTAACTGCAGACACCACACTAACAGTAGATGCACACGCAGGTAAAATTCTTACTTGTAACGATGCAGACGGTAAATTTACTTTACCAAGTATCGTAGCTACTGCTCCAGGAAGAGATGATGACCCTAACCAAACTAATAACTTAGGTGCTACTTTTACTTTTGTAGTAGAAACAGCAGCTACAGATATGGATATTCTTACAGATGGCACAGATAAATTTGTTGGTGGACTATATCTGGGTAAAAGCGATGCAGCAGGTAAAACATTCTTTTCAGGTGCTAGTAATGATGTTATTACTTTAAACGGTACTACTAAGGGCGGTATAGCTGGAACTATTATCAAAGTAACTGCTATTGGTTCAGCTAAGTACGCAGTAGAAGGTATAGTATTAGCTTCTGGTACTGTAGTAACTCCATTTGCTGACGCATAATAGGAGAATAATATGAGTTCATCCGATGTAAAAGCGTCCAAGGCTTTAGCAGCCACAGGACAGCTACAAGGATATATTGGTAGTGGTGCTGGAACAGCAACGAACTTAGGACCAATAAGAATTCAATCTGTTCAAGCACAAGCAAGTGCAGCAGACGCCACTATAAAAATATATGACGGAACTAGTGCAAGTGGAACTAAACTTCTAATAGAGTTTAAATTCGGTAGTGCAGCAAACGAACAGTTTGACCACTACCTTCCTAATGATGGAGTAAAGTTCAACACTGGGGCTTATGTAGTATTAGCTAATTGCGACTTTTTTGTAGCATATTACAACTAATATGGCGACCTCAGGAACTCGTGCATTTAGTTTAGATGTAGCGACCGCAATCGAAGAAGCGTACGAACTTGCAGGATTGGAAGCTCGTACGTCTTATGATGCAGTAACTGCAAGACGTTCTTTAAACATTATGTTTGCTGACTGGTCAAACAGAGGCATTCAGATGTGGGAAGTTTCTAAAGTAGAGCTTACCCTAACACAAGGAACTAACGAGTACACCCTTAATTCTTTTGATATAGATATTTTAGATGCATATATTGAAAGAACAGAAAACAATACTGTTACTGACTACGTTTTAGATAGAGTAGACAGAAACGAATATATTAATATTCCGAACAAAACTACACAGGCAAGGTCAACAGAGTTTTGGCTGGAAAGACTAAAAGAACCTGTTCTTCATCTTTATCCAACACCAGAGAACTCAACGGACAAACTCGTTTACTATGTCTGGCGTAGAATACAAGACAATACTGCTCAGGTTAATGATATAGATATACCAAGCAGGTTTATGCCTTGTGTAGTTTCAGGATTAGCGTATTATCTGTGTTTAAAAAAGAATGTACAAAAACTCGCTATAATGAAGGAACAATACGAACAAGACTTAGCTAATGCAATAAGGTACGATGAAGACCGTTCACCTTTAAGACTTGTTCCAAAACATGAGTATATCTAATGGCATACGCTTCAGGTAAATATGCTTACTTTATATGTGATACTTGTGGTTTTAGATATCCATATAAAGAAGCTAGAGGTAATTGGGAAAATTTCAGAACTTGCCAAGAGTGTTACGAACCCAAACATCCTCAACTAGACCCTCCAGTTGTTTCTGCAGATGCAGAGGTTTTGTGGAAACCTAGACCTGACGTTTCTTTACCTAAAAGTCAATTAGGAGTTATAATTACTACGAACGCAGGAAGTGGGATGACTTTTCAATCAGACCCCATAGGAACAAAGTTTGATGGATTAGGAGCTACTAGTGGTTTAGGAAGTGTAACGGTGAGTATAACATAATGGCAGGATTTACATACAGCAGCTTAAAAACAGCAATACAGAATTATTTAGATAATACTGAAACCACATTTGTAAATACATTAGATACCTTTATACAAACCGCAGAAGAACGTATTTTAAAGTCTGTACAATTACCAACTTTTCGTAAAAACGTTATCGGAGTAGTAACTACAGGAAACACTTATTTAAGTAAGCCCACCGATTTTTTATCACCGTTTAGTTTAGCACTAATAGACGGAAGCGGAAACTATAGTTACTTATTGTTAAAACACGTTTCTTGGATTAGAGATTACACACCGCTACCGACAACAACAGGCGAACCCCTTTACTATGCTCAGTTTGATGATGATAGCTTTATTATAGCTCCAACTCCTGATGCAAATTATGATGTTGAACTTCACTACAATTACCGACCAAACTCTCTAACTACTGTAGGAGATGATAATCAAACATGGTTATCTGATAATGCTCCTAATGCGATGTTATATGGTTCTTTAGTAGAGGGAGCTGTATTTATGAAGTCTGACCCTAACACAATAGGTTTATACGAACAAAAGTATCAAGAGGCTTTAGCGATGTTAAAATTATTAGGGGAGTATAAAGACGTGAGAGATGAAGCTAGAAACGACCAAGTAAAAATAATGCCACAGGGGACCATGAATGTTTAGCGTAGACACAGAAACAACAATGGGACAGGTAACTGTTCAAACAACGAACAATAAAGGTTTAAGTCCAGAATATTGGACAGAAAGAATAATAGAGCGACTAATTGCTGTTAGTGATAATGCAGACCCTATGGTTAAAGCCCAAGCAGAAGCATTTAAAGAACACATACAAGCAGTTGTTTTGTTATATATGAAACAAGCTATTCGTAGCGATAGAGCAACGGTGGCTGGTTTGTTAGAAAAACAAGGTCATAAAGATATGGCTGATATTATAAGGAGGCTGTAATGGCAATATCACAAGCAATGTGTACGTCTTTCAAAAAAGAACTTCTGGAGGCAGTACATAATTTTAAAAACTCAGGCGGTAATACATTTAATTTAGCACTTTACACAAGTAGTGCTTCTTTAGATGCAGCAACCACTGCGTATACAACAAGTAATGAAGTAAGTGGAACAGGTTATACCGCAAAAGGAGCTGCATTAACAAACGTAGACCCTTCAACATCAGGTACAACTGCTTTAACTGATTTTGCTGATTTAACTTTTAGTTCAGCAACTCTTACTGCAAACGGAGCAATGATTTTTAATGACAGTGCGTCAGGAGACCCTGCTGTATGTATTCTTGCTTTTGGAGGAGATAAAACATCAACTAACGGTGATTTTACTATTCAATTCCCTACGGCAGACGCTTCGAACGCTATTATAAGAATAGCCTAATAACCTATGGCTAATGTAACGGGTTGGGGCAGAGCTACTTGGAGTGAGGGTCCTTGGAATGAAGCTGCACCTATAGTATTAACAGGACTTGCAGGAACTTCAGCACTAGGAAGTGAAACCGTTGTCGCCACTGCCGTCTTTTCCGTTACAGGAGTTTCTGGAACTTCAGCACTAGGAAGTGAAACCGTTACAGCAAATGCAGATATAACAGCCGCAGGTAACGTAGGAACTTCAGCACTAGGAAGTGAAACGGTTGTTGCAGAAGCAAATATTTCTCCTTCAGGTAACGCAGGTGTTTCAGCACTAGGTAATGAAGTTGTATTAGGTACGGCAGTTACAGGAGTTACTGGTACTGCATCAACAGGTGGTCTTGGAGACGAATCTGTTACAGCAGGAGCTACTGTGCTTGTAACAGGTAATACAGCAACGTCAGCCTTAGGAACTGTTACTACTGCAACTAGCAATACTATTCCAGTTACAGGGTTTGCAGGAACTTCAGCCGTAGGAACTGTTACTGTTATAGCTAAAGCTGTAGTAGTGTCTGAAGGTGTTTCTGCTACAGGAATTACTCCAAGAGTAAACGTTTGGGGTCTTGTTCCAGATAGCCAAACACCAAATTGGAAAGAAGTTGCTTAACAAATACATAAAAAATAGGGTATAATCAAAACGGAGAATAGAAATGGCAAGTACATACGTAAATGACCTAAGACTTAACGAGATGGCTACTGGTGATGCTAGTGGTACATGGGGAGAAGTCACAAACACTAATTTAGAATTAATTGCAGAGGCGTTTAGTTTTGGCACAGAAGCAATAACTACAAACGCTGACACGCATACAACAACTATCGCTGATGGTGCTACTGACCCTGGAAGGTCTATATTTTTAAAATACACAGGTACACTTGATTCAGCTTGTACTATTACTATTGGTCCAAATACCGTTAGTAAAATGTGGTTTATTGAAAACGCTACATCTGGTTCACAAAATATAATAATTTCTCAAGGTAGTGGTACAAACGTTACCATACCAGCAGGTCATGTAAAAGCTGTTTATTCAGACGGAGCAGGTTCTGGAGCAGCAATAGTCGACGCTTTTACTGATTTAAACTTAGCAGGGACTACCACCGTTGATGATTTAACGGTATCAGATGACCTAACTGTCACAGATGATGCTACTGTTGGCGGAACACTAGGAGTTACAGGGGTGGTAACAGCAGATGCAGGTGTCTCTATAGACAACATAACCATAGACGGAACTGAAATAGATTTATCCAGTGGCGATTTAACAATAGATGTAGCAGGAGATATTATTCTTGATGCTGATGGTGCAGATATTTCTTTAAAAGACGATGGCACAGCTATGGGTAGATTAGGTCTTGAAAATGGAGATTTGAATATTGCTTCAATGCAACAAGATTATGATGTCCGTATAAAAGGTAATGATGGTGGCTCTGTTATAACTGCCCTACAATTTGATATGTCAGATGCAGGTACAGCAACATTTAATCACGATGTAAAACTTGGTGATGATAGCGAAGCAGTTTTTGGAGATAGTTCAGATTTTAAAATATTTCATACTGGTGGTGAAAACTTTATAAGAGGAAATTCCTCAGCATCAGCTACATATATAGATACTTGTGAAAATCTCAACATAAGACATTTAGATACAGACGGAAGTAATGCTGAAACAATGATAAAAGCGGTTGGTGATGGAGCAGTTGAGCTTTACCACGATAACTCTAAAAAGTTAGAAACAACTTCAACAGGCGTAACAGTAACAGGAGCATTGCTTGAAGATTCAAACAGAGTAGCAACTAATGGCAGGGCTATAGCTTTTAGTTTAGTATTCGGATAATATAGGAGACAATTATGGCAGCAGTAAATATAGTAAACGCAACATCCATCTTAGGATTTAACATGTGCGGCTCAGTTACAACTTCAGCAGTAGATGTAATAGATGTACCTGCGGATAAAATATACAAAGTAAATACTATAATCATAGCAAACATAGACGGCTCAAATGCAGCCGATATCAGTATTTCAATATCGAGAAACAATGGTTCAAATTATTATGCTATTGCATCAACAGTTTCAGTACCAGCAGATTCAACTTTAATAGTTATAGATAAGAACTCATCAATTTACTTAGATGAAACTGATTTGTTGAGAATACAAGCTAGTGCTAATGGTGACTTAGAGTATGTAATTTCTGGTGAAATTATCGATGATGCTTAAGGGGTTAGGTAATGGCTCATTTTGCAGAACTTGATAGTAATAACGTAGTAATACGAGTAATAGTAATATCCAACGAAGACGTTGATGCTAACGGTGGTGAGTTAAGTACAGAATCAGAAACTTTTGTAAAATCAACTATTCCGCACTCAGAACATGGTGTTGCTTGGAAACAAACTTCATATAACCATAATTTTAGAAAACAGTATGCAGGTACTGGTCTAATTTACGATGCAAGTAAAGATAAGTTTTTGGTACCGCAACCGTACCCATCTTGGTCTTTAGATTCAAATGATGACTGGCAGGCACCTGTAACATTCCCAAATACAACAGATATAGGCGGTCTCAGAGCTAACGCAACATGGGATGAAACTAATCAAAGATGGATAGGTAGAACATTTAATGACAGCACTGACCCAATAACAGAAACTGATTACGTTTGGGATGCTACTAATTTAGAATGGAACGAGGTTTAATATGTCTATTACAAAAAATCAAAGAGGTCAACTAATCGGAGCAGACCATGAACCAGTTTTTTCAGCAAAAGTAACATCTTTTAATAGCAGTACAAACTATGTAGTACCTTCTAAAACAACCTCAGTAACTTATTTAGTAGTTGCTGGTGGTGGTTCTGGAGGTCACATAGGTGGTGGTGGCGGAGCAGGAGGTTTTCGTAACTCGACTCCAGGAGAATCATCTGGAGGAGGTGCTTCGGCAGAACCAGCTTTAACAGTTACCGCAGGGTCAACAATACCTGTAATAGTTGGAGCAGGTGGAATTTCTACAATTAGTGGTAATGGAACTTGGAGACCAGGGAATGATTCAAGCTTTGGACCTATTGTTTCTGCTGCTGGGGGTGGTGGCGGTGACAGATTTGCTTATACTAAACCAGAAAACCCTGCAGGTGGTAGTCAGCTTGGTCAAGACGGAGGTTCAGGTGGAGGAGCTGGTATTTGGTATGGTGTTGGTGGTACAGGCGGAACTAACGGAAACGGTGGTGGTTTGGGTACAGCCAATCAAGGTTTTCCATCTGGTCTAGCAAGAAGCCCATCTTCAAATTATGGTTGTGCTGTAGGCGGCGGTGGAGCAGGTGAAGCTGGTCAAAAAGGAAACCCTAATAATGTTACTGGAGGAAGAGGCGGACAAGGTGTAACTTCTTCTATTACAGGCTCAACAGTAGCTTACGCAGATGGCGGAGGTGGAGCAGCAGGTGATAGCACTCTAGTAGCTCCCCAGAACGAAGGAGGAGCTCCTGGTCCAGGAGGAACTGGTGGAACAGGATATGGAAGTGGCTCTAGTCCTACTATGCCAGCAACAGCAGGTGCTGTTAATACAGGCGGTGGAGGCGGTGGTTCAGCTTATGGTCCTAGTCCTGCCTCGCGAAGTATTGGTGCTGGTGGCTCTGGATTTGTTGCTGTTAACGACCCATTTGGTAATTTTAGTGCATCAAGTGTTTGGAGTTTAAGTAAAGTATACGAATTAATAAAAGACGGGGACTGGAATTAGTCTACGCCTTTAAATGGAACTTTATTTTTGTATTAGTATGCAACGTGCGGGTAACACCCTACTTGGCAGTATCTTAAACCAAAACCCCGATATAACTTTCACAGCTAACAGCCCTCTTACTGAAATTATTTACCAACTTGATTTTATAAAAACCAATGAAGAAATTCCCCAACAACTAAATTTTCCTCATCACGATTCTTTAGATAATGTTATTAGAAAAACTTTTTATACTTATTCTGAAACATTTAAAACAAAATATGTTATTAATAGATGTAATTGGGGCTCAGATGGCAATCTTGAATTATTAGAAAAGTATTTTGATAAAAAGATTAAATTTTTAATTTTGTACAGAAACCCGCTAGAATGTTTAGCTTCATTATTAAAAGCATTTAAAGTTAAAAACGAAAATATTGGAATAGATGCAGACTATTTTATGAACCCAGAAACAGGTGTTTTAGGAAACGTTATTAAGCAAATTCCTTTAATACAGAAAAACTACGAACATTTATTTATTACATACGACCAACTAACTACTAACCCACAAAGTACAGTTAATAGTGTTTATGATTTTTTTAATATACCTAAGTTTGAACATACTTATACAAACCTCAAACAATTTGAAATACAAGGTGTGCAATATGATGATTCTATTTTTGGTGATGTAGATTTACACACAATAAGAACAGATAAAATAGAAAAGAAAACATACCCAATAGAAGATTTTTTACTTCCTTCTGTTATAGAAAAATATAAACACATAGGAAAAGAATATGAATCTTAAATGGTATTATTGGTATTTTAAATCCGCTATACCAGAAAAAATATGTGACGATATAGTACGTTATGGTAAAGAACAAGATAAAGAGATAGCTATTACAGGAAACAATAACAAAAGAAAACTTACAGGAGAGCAATTAAAAAACATTCAAAAGAAACGTAAATCAGATGTTGTATGGATGCCTGATAGATGGATATATAATGAAATACATCCTTACATACATCAAGCAAATATAAATGCAGAGTGGAATTTTCAATGGGATTGGTCAGAGCCTTGTCAATTTACTGAATACAAAGTTGGTCAGTATTATGACTGGCATTGTGATTCATACGAAGAGCCTTATGACGAACCTAAAGACTTAAATAGGCACGGCAAGTTACGAAAACTTAGCATGACTGTATCACTTACTAACCCTGAAGAATATGAGGGTGGAGATTTAGAGTTTGATTTTAGAAATACAGACGAAGGTTCACAACCAAGAATATGTGAAGAAGTAAGACAAAAAGGTAGCGTAATAGTTTTTCCCTCTTTCGTCTGGCATAGAGTTACACCTGTAACCAAAGGAACACGACACTCCTTAGTGTGTTGGAATTTAGGATATCCGTTCAGATGAGTTTTAAAAAAGATAAATACCAAGTAATTAAAAAAGCTATATCAACAGAGTTAGCAGATTTTTGTTATCAATACTTTTTAAATAAACGAGCAGTTGCAAGACACTTGTTTGATGAAAGATTCATATCACCGTTTACTGAATACTTTGGTGTCTGGAATGATGACCAAATACCAGAAACTTATTCACATTACTCAGATATAGTTATGGAAACTTTATTACAAAAAGTTAAACCAATTATGGAAAAAGAATCGGGTTTAAACTTAATTGAAACTTATTCTTATGCAAGAATCTATAAAAAAGGCGATGAGTTAAAAAGACATAAAGATAGATATTCTTGTGAAATATCTACTACTATGAATCTAGGTGGGGATAAATGGTCAATATATTTAGAACCTGATATTGAAGTAAATTTAAAACCAGGAGATATGTTAATGTATCGTGGTTGTGATTTAGAACATTGGAGAAAACCTTTTGAAGGTAAAGATTGTGGACAAGTATTTTTACACTACAACGATGCAAGTGGTAAAGATGCAAAAGAAAACAAGTTTGATGGTAGACCTTTATTAGGATTACCTTCTTATTTTAAACAATGAATTTTATAGAAAAATATCAAATAAATAACAAAGCTGTTGATGAATTATTAGACTATTGGAACAGCAATAAACATAACGCAGAAGACGGTACAGTAGGTAATAATAGAGTAGATAAAAAATTTAAAAAATCATTAGAAGTAATGATAACTCCAGAAGATTTAACAAACTTTTTATATAGAGATGAATTATTAAAATGCCTAAAACAATATGTTTCAAAATATAAATTTGCAAATAATGTAGAGTTTTATGGTATTAACCATAATACCAAAATACAGTATTACGACAAAGGATGGGGTTTTTATAAATGGCACGCAGAAAATGATGGTGGTCCTCATGTTATACAAAGACATTTAGTTTTTAGCACTTATCTTAATAATGTTGAAAATGGAGGAACAGAATTTTTATATCAAGATTGTGTTACCGAAGCTAAAAAAGGTTCAACAATTATTTTTCCTGCAGGGTGGACACACACTCATAGAGGACAAATATCTAAGAACCAAGAAAAATATATTATTACAGGATGGTTTAACTTTCTATAAGATTGCTATTTTATTCAATTTGCTTTAGACTAAAACAGTACATTTATAGTTTCAACGAAAGAAAAATAGGAGAAATAAAATGGCAGACTTAATTATGTGGATTACTACAATAGTAACGGTGTCTTCAATCATAGCAGCAAGTACACCAACACCAAAAGATGATGTTTGGATTGGTAAACTTTATAAGTTTATTGATTTATTAGCTTTAAATATTGGTAAAGCAAAAGAAAAATAATGCCTACTGTGAAGGATGCATTAGCCGAACTTAACGCACACGAAAGAGAATGTACTATTCGATATCAGTACATAGAAAAACGTCTGGACGAAGGTTCTGCAAAGTTTAAAAGACTAGAAATGCTTCTTTGGGGGATATATCCGTTTATAGTAGGTTCAATTATTTTTACTAAGTTTTTATAGGAGGAGTAAATGCCTCTTCAAAAACTTTTATTTAAACCAGGAATAAATAAAGAAGCTACAGACTATGCCAGTGAGGGTGGTTGGGTTAACTCTAATTTAGTTCGTTTTCGTAAAGGATTACCAGAAAAAATAGGTGGATGGGCTAAAGCTAGTTTTAATAGTTTTAAAGCCACAGGACGAGCACTTCATGCTTGGGTAGCTTTGTCAGGAACTAAGTATTTAGGGTTAGGAACTACTTGGAAATACTACGTTATAGATGGAATAGTTTTTAACGATATAACACCTATACGTTCAACTACCGCTTCTGGAGACGTAACGTTTGCAGCAACTAATGGTTCTTCTACTCTTACTGTAACAGACACAGCACACGGAGCTGTTGCTAACGATTTTGTTACTTTTAGTACAGCAGTAGGGTTAGGTGGAACTATCTCTGCTAATGTTTTAAATCAAGAATATCAAATTTTAACTGTAACGACAAATACCTACACGATTACAGCTAAAGATACCGACGGTAATGTTGTTACGGCGAACAGTTCTGATACTGGGAATGGTGGAAGTAGTGTGGTAGGAACCTATCAATTAAATGTAGGGCTTGATGTGTATATTCCTTCTACGGGTTGGGGGTCTGATTATTGGGGTGCAGGAACATGGGGAAGCGTTACTTCATTAGAATCTACAAATCAGCTAAGATTATGGTCTCACGATAATTTCGGAGAAGACTTAGTAATAAACCCACGTGGTTCAGGAGTTTTTTATTGGGATAAATCTAATGGAACAGGAACAAGAGCTGTTGCTTTATCTGCTTTATCGGGGGCTAATTTAACACCTACAAAAGCATTACAAGTTATGGTGTCTGATGTAGATAGACACGTTATTTGTTTTGGGGCAGACCCCATAGAAAACTCAACTAGAACAGGTTCAATAGACCCGATGTTTATTGCTTGGAGCGACCAAGAAAACGTAGAGGAATGGGAACCTTTACCAACAAATACAGCAGGCTCATTTAGGCTTTCAGCAGGGTCGTCAATTATTGGAGCAATTAGAGCAAGACAAGAAACTTTAATATGGACTGACACGTCTTTATATTCTATGACATTTGTAGGGCAGCCTTTTACCTTTTCAATTAATTTAGTAAATGAGGGGGTTGGATTAGTAGGACCTAACGCTATGATAAACACACCGAAAGGGGTGTTTTGGATGGATAAAAAAGGTTTTTACACATATTCAGGAAATATACAACAACTTCCTTGTACTGTAGATGAGTACGTATTTTCTGATTTAAATCAAATACAAAGTTATCAAATATTCGGTTTTGTAAATAAAGCTTTTGATGAAGTTGGTTGGTTTTATTGTTCCGCTGATAGTAATGTTATCGATAGGTATGTTACCTACAACTATGAAGAAAACGTATGGATGATAGGAGAGCTTTCTAGAACTTGTTGGTTGGATGAGGGAATATTTAGTGACCCTAAAGCAACATCAAGCACAAACGATGTTGGGTATTTATTTAATCATGAGACAGGTAATGATGATGACGGCACTGCTATGACTAATGTGTTTATAGAATCCGCAGATTTCGATTTAGGTGAAGGAGATATGTATCAGTCTATAAGTAGAATAATCCCTGATGTTAAATTCACAGGCTCTGCTAGTACGGGAGCAAACGGTCAAACAGTAGATATAGTTTTAAAAAGAAGAAATTTTCCTGGAGAGGAGCTCACCACAGCAGTTACAGGTGCTTGCACTTCTGTAACTACTAAAATAGATACAAGAGCTAGAGGTAGACAAGCTGTTTTAAGAGTTCAATCCAATGATACAAACACTAATGAGATAGGAATGAGTTTTAGATTAGGAGCTACTCGTCTAGACATTAAACCTGATGGAATGCGATAGTGTCTAAACTATTAGAAACAAAACTTCCTGTAGCTATAGGACCCATTACTCCAGAAATCTTTAATAGATTAGTTAGAGTTTTAGAGTTAAGTTTAAATAAGGTTGATGTTAATTCAACTGTAAACGTTAATGAGTCACAAAGAAATATAAACCAGTTTAATAGTGGCGACCTTATTTGGAATTTAAGTACGCAACAATTACAATTATGGACAGGAGAGCAATGGTCAGATATTTATTCGGGAACGGAAAAAGGAGTTCAAGGAACTATGTCTCTTGGGCAAGTAAGTGTATCAACAAATGGAAACACAATAATACCAATATTATAAGAGGTGAAAATATGGACTTAAAAAAGCTACAAGAAGAATTAACTTTTGATGAGGGATGTATAGATAAAATATACTTAGACCATTTAGGATATCCTACGTTTGGTATAGGTCATTTAATATTAGAAACAGACCCTGAGCACGGACAAGACGTAGATACACCTGTTTCTAAAGAAAGAATAGATGAATGTTTTGAAAACGACATACAAAACGTTATAAACGATTTAGATAGAAATTTAATTTGGTGGAAAGATTTACCAGAAGATTTACAAAGAGTCATGGCTAATATGTGTTTTAATTTAGGTATTACACGTTTGTTAAAATTTAAAAAGTTTTTAGGTGCGATGGAAGACCGTAAGTGGGACAAAGCCGCAGTTGAAATGTTAGATAGTCGTTGGGCTATACAAGTAGGTCCACGAGCTATAAGATTAAAAGATAGAGTTTTAAAGCAAGGAGAATAATATGCCAAAAGTAGGAAAGAAAAAATTCCCATACACTAAAGCAGGGAAAGCAGCAGCTAAAGCTTATAAAAAGAAAACCTCTAAGAAAAAGAGGAAATAACATGCCAGCAAAGAAAAAATCAAGTAGCCAGTACCACACTACTAAAGACGGTAGACGTGCTAAAAAAGGTTTATGGTATAACATAAACAAAAGGAAAAAAGCTGGAACAAGTAGACCAGGAAAAGGAACGGTCAGCGACAAAGCTATAAGACGTTCTAGAAAAACTACTAAGAAAAAAGTGACTAGGAAAAAAAGATAATGCCTAGGAAAAAAGAAAAGTCTATAAGAAGAACGACAGGTAAAGGCGGTAATTATAGACCCACTAAAAAAGGTGCAGGCATGACTAAAAAAGGTATTGCTGCATATAAAAGAAAAAATCCTGGTTCTAAATTAAAAGGAGCAGTAACAGGTAAGGTTAAAAAGGGAAGCAAAGCTGCAAAAAGAAGAAAGTCTTACTGTGCTAGAAGTGCAGGACAAATGAAAAAGTTTCCTAAAGCAGCAAAAAACCCTAACTCAAGATTACGTCAAGCACGTAAAAGGTGGAAATGTTAAATGGCTAAAAAAGCACCCGATGCCTTTGTATATAATGCAACACTGGAACGTATTGTAGACGGTGATACTTTTGATTGTTGTTTAGATTTAGGTTTTGATGTTAAGTTACATAAACAACGTGTCAGACTTGCAGGCATAGATACACCTGAATCAAGAACACGAGATAAAGCAGAAAAAGTATTAGGTCTTGCAGCTAAAGAAAGACTAAAAGAACTTTGTGTAGGAAAAATAAAAGTAAAATCATTAGGTAAAGGCAAGTATGGTCGTATATTAGGAATACCGTATACGGAAGATGGCAAAGATATTTGTGAAATGCTTATAAAAGAAGGTCATGCTGTAGAGTATCACGGCGGCACTAAAACTAAAGTCTGGGGTGATTATTAATGGAGTCTGCTGTTACTTTAATACAAGAAGTTGGTTTTCCAATAGCAGCGGCAGGTGCATTAGGTTGGTTTATATATAAACTTATAATGCGTATTGTAGACGGTATGGAAAGTAAGTTAGATGTAGTTGATGAAAAAGTTGCTGGTCAAATAACTCAGTTAGAGGAAAGATTGGGCGGTAAACTTGATTCACAACACGGTATCTTAGTAGCCCTGATAGACAGAATTAGAAGTCTTGATAATGAAATCATAAGACAAGACACTATGATTAAAACTATATTAGGAGTTCCTCATTTAATAAATCAAGACAAAATAGCTAAAGCGGACAGAGATGACCAAAGAAAAGATTAATGAAAAAAGTATATATAACAGAGTTTAGAGTAGGAGATACCATATACGATGGTCCTTTTATATGTGCAAACAGTTTTGAAGAAGCCGACTTAGAAGCAGAGGCTTATGGCGTAGTTATTGTAGCAGAGGCTAAAGTAATAATAGGTATAGACGGCACTGAGGAAAAAGAAAGAATTTTGCACTAGGAGGAACGTTCATGGGAAAACGAAAAACATCGGAACAAGAAAAAGACAGAATAATTTGGACTGTTACTATTATTGGGATAATGTTAATTATTGGTATTTTTATACAGAATGTTAAAGCAGACCAAATAGTTCATAAATTTAAAAACCCCTCTTTCAGTGGTATAAATACATCATCGCACTACTTAACGATTGAAAACCAAGAGTTTAATCGTAAAATGAGTATCAAAGAAGAAATAAAAGCTTTACAAGAACAAATAGAAAGAGATAAAGAAAACACCACTCTTGCAAGATTTATTAGAAACCTAGAGTCAAGAATATATGCACAATTATCTAGACAGCTTGTGGAAAATTTGTTTGGCGAAACACCAAGCACGTCAGGTGTTTTGTCGTTAGAAGGAAACACGATAGAATATAGTATCGAAAACGATATTATAACTTTAAAAATAACCGATGCTGATGGAAATATTACCGAGATACAGTTGCCTATTGGCGATTTTGCTTTCTAGTTGTAGTTTAGTATCTGTAAACAACACAATATCAAAACATAAAACACTACCCAATGTTTTAGAAATACAATCTGAAGAATTACTACAAGTATCACAACCAAAAACTCCTATAGTCGTTGCTGTTTATCCTAATAGTTTTACAGACCAAACAGGACAACGTAAAAGCAATAGTGAGTTTGCTTTATTTTCTACTGCTCTTACACAAGCACCAAGCCATTTACTGATTAGAAGTTTAAAACATACTGCTGAAGGTAGATTTTTCAGAGTAGCTGAAAGAGTTGGTCTTGATAATTTAACAAAAGAAAGACAGCTTATACGTTCTGCTAGAGAACAAAACGAAAAAACTGATGGACCTAAACCAATCATGCCATTACTTTTTGCAGGGGTACTGATGGAAGGTGCCGTTATTGGTTTTGATACAAATATTAAAAGCGGAGGTAGGGGAGCAAGGTATTTAGGTATAGGAACCAGTACGCAATACAGAGTAGATAATATAACAGTTGCTCTTAGAATGATTTCTATAGCTACTGGAGAAGTTTTAATAGACGTTCTAGTTAGTAAACAGATATATAGCTATGGAAGGTCGCAAGATGTTTTTAGGTTTATAGAAGCAGGAACAGAGCTCGTTGAAATAGAAACAGGGGATGCTGAAAATGAACCTGCAACTTTAGCTTTACAAAGAGCCATTGAAGAGGCTGTTTTGCAAATAGTCAAAATAGGGTATGATAGAAATTTCTGGGAGGCAAAAGATGAAACTATTAAAATTGATGAGCCTGATTGTGATGACGAGTGCATCGCTGATATACGGGGCTGATAATGAAATATATGTTGACCAATCAGGTGCTACGGCTAATATTGATTTAGAACAATTAGGTTCAGGTAATATCATAGGTGGATTACAATCTGCTGCAGGAAGTATGAATGCATTAGATTTAGACGGTATTACTATGACTTTAGATATAAACCAAATAGGCGATACTAATAAATTTTTAGGCGATATCTATGGTGATTCTATCACAGGTTTCTTTGAGTTTGACGGCGATAGTAATACGTTCACTATACAAGGTGACCCAACAAATACTTACGGTATCGATAATTCTAACTATAATGTAGATGTAACAGGCAGTACAAATACGTTTACTCTTGACCACGGAACTTCAGCATTAGCTGCAACATTAGATTTAGATTGGATAATTAATGGTGACGGTAATACTTTTGATTTTGATATAAATTATGACGGCGGAACTTCATATGTAGATGTAGACGGTGATAGTAACACAGTTAATTTTACAGGGTCTGGTTACGCAGGTGGTTATTTTTATTTAGACCAAACAGGTAATTCAAGAACGTTTAATATTACACAATCGAGTACACAAGATAATGACTGGCTTAAGATTACATCTATTGGCAATAACGGTACTGTTTGCGTCATTCAAAACGACCAAGGCACAAGCACAAGCTGTTGATATAGGTGATATATCTGAACTAAACGGTTCTGCTCAAATAGTAAGAGATAAAACTTACGACGCTAATTTACAGTTCGCTATTCAAAGCAACGATGAAGCCATAACAACTAATGGTCGCATGGCTATAACCTTTCTTGATGATTCTGTTGTAAAACTTACCGAGCATTCTCAACTTCTTATAGATGAATATATCTATGACCCTGACCCTAGTAAATCTAAAATGTCTCTTAACTTTGCATTAGGTACGGCTAGGTTTATTACAGGTAACTTAAATCGAATAGATAAACAAAACATAAAACTTAGTACCCCTACTGCTAATATAGCCATTAGAGGTACAGACTTTACAGCTACAGTAGATGAGCTTGGTCGCAGTCTTATAATTTTGTTACCTGATGCTTTAGGGTTATCTAGTGGTGAGATAGAGGTAGTAACAGCTACAGGAAGTGTTTTGTTAAATAAACCATACCAAGCAACAACGGTTAATGTGTTTGAAAACGCACCTAGCAAACCTGTTATATTGGATTTATCATTAGATATTATTGATAATATGTTAATAGTTTCACCGCCGAAAGAGGACAGCTTAGCCCAAGAAGAAACATCAAACACTAAAACAGTTAATTTGTTAGATTTTAACGATTTAGATATTGATTACTTAAACGAAGATTTTTTAGAGGATAGTGATTTAGAATTTACAGAACTAGATATAAATTATCTTGACGTAAATTTTTTAGAAGATTTACTAGACGTACTTGACACTTTAGCTGTAAAAGAAGAAGAAGAACAGCTTGGGTTAGCCACTCGTGTAAATATATCAGGCACTCTTATAGGACAAGACACTCAAACACAAATAACTACAATAGTTACAGGACAAACAATAAGTTTACGTAGAGAAGTAAGTGAGTCTGCTCGGGTTGATTTAAATACAGGTGACGGGTACACAGTTATTTTGATACAAGACGGTGTCTCTAATATAATAAAAATAAATGGTGGTGGGGATTCTACCATCACTATTAGACAAAGTAGCGGATGAAGAAATTATATATACTACCTTTACTGATTATATTAGCACTACCTTTGCTATTTCAATCAACACCTACAGAAATACTTAAATTAAAAGTATTTGATGCATTTGTAAAAGAACAAAAACCTTCTGGTAATTTTGTTATTTTAAACATAACTGAAGAAGATGTAGAACGAGAAGGGGGTTATCCATTACCTAGAGAACGTCTAGCAAACATACAATTAGAAATATTAGGAAAAGGTGCACTTGGGGTTGGTTGGGTTATAAGTTTTCCACAAGCAGATAGACTAGGCGGAGATAAAAGATTCGCGAGTGCGTTAGGTTATGCTCCAAGTGTGATAGCTACCTTCGAAAATGGTAAAGGCGTTTACCCTAAAACTACAGGAACTGTTATAAAAGGACCTGATGTTGATGGTTTACAATCTTCAGGAATAAAAGAAAATTATTATCTATACGATGATATAACGCAAGGGGTTGCGATAGCTCCTACTGAGGTTGACCAACTTGTTAGGAGAATTCCTCTCTTATTAAAGTCTCTTGATGGTTGGTCAGCTTCTTTCGGTACTCAGGTTTTAAAAAGCTTAACAAATACTCCAACATATATAATCACAACTAATGCTAATGGTATTCAAGAAATAGCGGTTAGAGGACTGCCTCCTGTTAAAACAGATAGTTTAGGTCGTAAGTGGATAAGTTGGGTAAATACTGAAGAAACTGATTTACAAGAAATGAACGTAAACGGTAAATTTGTGTTTGTAGGTGTAACTGCTAATGGCGTTATGCCGCAGGTTGCTACGCCTGTTGGTTTACTAGAACCGCATAAAATACAAGCGGCTCTTGCAGAATCTCTTTTAATTCAGGATAGCCCTTATATACCTGATTACGCACTAGCTTTAGAATTATTAATATTTATAGCGTCTGTGGGGCTCGTATGGGGAGTTATAAGCTATTTAGGGATAACTTGGGGTATAAGTCTAGCTTTACTTACGATGGCTTTAACGGGCTTATACGGTTATTACACGATATCTACAGGTGTTTTAATAGATGTTACGTGGTCTTTAGTTTCACAATTTATTACGGGGGCTATAGTTTTCTACTTACGTTTTAGAGAACAATACAAACTTAGACAACAAATTAAAAAACAATTCGAACATTACCTAGACCCACGACAAGTTAAACGTTTACAAAAAGACCCGAGTTTATTGAAGCTAGGTGGAGAAAAAAGACGTTGTACATTTTTATTTACAGATGTTAGAGGATTTACAGCCCTTTCAGAAACATTACCACCAGAAAAAGTAACTGAAATAATGAACAAAGCATTAACAATACAGTCAAACGCAGTACAAAAATACGGAGGTATGGTTGATAAGTACATAGGTGATGCTATGATGGCTATATTTAACGCACCTATGGATTTGCTACACCATGAACGTATAGCAGTAGAATGTGCAAAAGAAATACAAGAAAATATAATAAAAGCCAATATTGGTGTTGCTATAGGCGTAGGCGTAAATACAGGAGAAGCGGTTATTGGCAACATGGGCAGCGATACGCGGTTCGATTACTCAGCTATCGGAGACGCTGTTAATACTGCCGCTAGGTTGGAATCAGCAACTAAAGAAGCAGGAGCAGATATACTTATTGGCGAAGAAACAGAGCTATATTGCGGCTATCGATTAAAACAGCTAAAACCAATAAAAGTAAAAGGTAAAGAAAAACCTTTAAAAATATACACTTTTTGATATATAATCAATATATCAGCCATTGTGCTGCAGCTTACGGGGTGAGCTTTAACTCGCAAATACGTGGCAACACGCTGGAGAAACAATGACTGGAGTAGATAAGAAAACATATCTGAAGAAAAAAGGGAGCCGTTCGGACTTCTACATATACACGTCTAAGGGAAAGAAAATAAAATCGAGGAGCCGTTTCTAATGGCTTTAACTGAATTAAAAACAACTGATAACTTTACATACACAGATGTTTGTGAGTTCATAGAACATAAAGAAAATAAACTTAATTTTCAAAATAAAGTAAAACAATTTGAAAAAGCTTTAGCAGACTACGCAACAGAAATTAATCAAGATAAAGATTTACCTGCTTATCAAGGATATGAAGAAGGCTACGTTAAGCATAGCTTTGCAGACGGTCAATATGTAAGAGCTATTACTATGCCTAAGGGAATGGTTATAGCAACTAAAATACATAATCAAAACCATCCGTTTTTTGTAATGAAAGGCAAGTGTTCTGTGTATAGCGAAAAAGGAACAGAAACTATAGAAGCTCCGTATCACGGAATAACTGACTCAGGAACAAAAAGACTTTTATACATACATGAAGAATGTGTCTGGGTAACTGTACATTGCACAGATAAATTAACTTTAGCAGAAGTAGAAGAAGAATGTATTGCTAAAGATTTTGAAAAAGAATTTTTACCAGTCGATACAAAACAAATAGATAAACTTATCGACCAAATAAGGAGCATATAGCATGGCATGGGTAGCAACAGCAATAGTAGGAGGAACGCTTTTAGCAGGAAAAATTCAGTCTAATAGACAAAAAGACCCTAAAGCAGCTATTGGAAGTGGAACAGCTCCAACACTACAACCTGGAGAAGGTGGAGGGTTTACACCAGTTCAAGGAAGTGAGTTAAATACTTTTGGCGATTTCGAATATGAAAATATGGCTGAACCTGAACTAGACCAAGAAGCTCAATTACTAGCTATATTACAACAAGCAGGGGTAAGCCCTGAAGAATTAGGGATTACTGGTCTTGCTTTCGGAGGAAAAGTTGACTATAAAGCGAATGGAGGGGGAATAGGTGCCTTACTATCAAACGCAGATGATTTAGAAAAATTAAAAGACATGATAACAAATATGCCTGACCGTCCAAGTAAAGCAGAAATAATAGATTTTACAAACATTGAAGAACCTGATTTAGCTGACGTAATGGTAGAGCAACTAAAAGTTAATCCTACAGATTTAGTTCCTGATATAACTCCTGATGTTCCTTTAGAACAAGTGCCTACGGGAATGTTTGAAAATGCAAAAATAGGTGTAGAAAATTTTGCTGAAGCTAATCCTGCATTATTTAATGCAGGTATTGGAGCTTTAGGACAGGTCTTAACAGCATTATTAGTAGATATGCCTGAGCCTAAAGGCAGTTTAGTTAGTACACGAACACTTCCAGGAAACGCAGCAAGAAGAAGAAACCAGTTACAAAACATATCACCTATTGGCGGTTCTATAGTTGACTTTGCAGCTAATGGTAAAGTATTAGAAAGACCAATGTTCATGCCTAACGGAGGTCCTATGAACGGTCCAGGTGGTCCAAAAGATGATTTAATTCCTGTTATGGCAAGTAATGGAGAATATATGTTATCAAAAGCTGCAGTAGATGCGGCAGGTGGCGGCAGTCATGCTAAAGGAGTTGCTGTCTTAGATAAATTTAACGAAATGGGAAATAAGAGATATGGCGTCTAGAGAAGAACAAGAATATTCCAGTCAAGCCCCCGCCCCCTATATAGGGCAATTTTTACAACAGGATATATTTCCTTTTGCACAACAGTTTTTAAGACAACAGTTCCAAAACTTAGGCGAAGCTGATTCAAGTCCGTTCACTTACACAGGACAAAGGGTTGCTGATTTTGACCCTAGAGAACTTTATGGTATGGAACTTGCCGATTCAGCTATCGGTAGTTATAGACCGTATCTAGGTGCACAAGCAGATTTATTAGACGAAGCCGCAGGAATATCTAGAGAAGGATTAGCTGGAGGGCAGCGTGAAATTTCTAGAGGATTAAGAGAAGGTAGAGGACTAGCGGGTTTAGGTGCTGACCTTACTAGAGGAGCACAATTCGACACAGCAGGTAGAGATTTATTAGCAGGAGCACAACAAAGACAATCAGGTAGAGGTCTTATAGAAGGAGCAAGGTTCGGTCAATCAGGTAGAAGTTATCTTCAAGGTGGAGTACCTTCATTTAGTGAAGCACAAGAATTAACAAGAGCAGGAGCACCCAACTTAAACTTAGCTAGGCTTGAAACAGCTTCAGCTAGACCACAGTTTGGCGGTGCTAGAGCTGGTTTTGCAGGGGCTAGAGCAGAAACTTTAAGAGCAAGACCAAATTTTGCAGGGGCTAGAGGCACTTTAGGTAGAGCAGAACAGACAGGATATGGTTCTACAGGTCGTTTTGACCCTAGAGGTATAGCAAGTTTTTATAATCCTTTCGAAGAAGATGTAGTACAACAAACATTAAAAGACGTTAGAGAAGGTTTAGCTAAAAGTGATATGGGTCTTAGAGACGAAGCGGTTAGTAGAGGAGCTTTTGGTGGTTCTAGGTCACGAATGAGACGTGATGAACTTGCAGAAAATGTTGCAAGAGGAGCAGCAGAACAAGTAGGAGCTATCCGTAGTGGTGGTTTTTCTGATGCTGCTAATAGAGCACAACAAGCATTTGAAGCACAACAACAAAGACAAGCAGGTCTTGCAGGACTACAATCCAATATAGCAGGACAACTAGGTGGTTTCGCAGGTCAAGAAGCACAAACTGCATTAGGTAGAGCTTCACAGTTAGGTAATCTAGCAGGTCAAGAAGCAGGATTAGCAGGTCAAGAATCTCAAGCAGCATTAGCAAGAGGGAGACAGTTTGGTGACCTTTCTACAACAGAAGCTCAAAATCAATTAGCTAGAGCACAACAGTTAGGAAGTTTAGAAGCACAACAAGCACAAGCTAAATTAGCAACAGGTCAAGCATTAAATGCATCTGAACAAGCAGCGATAGATAATGCCATGGCAAGAGGTCAACAATTAAATATGTTAGACCAACAAAGATTCGCTAACCAATTACAACAAGGTCAACAATTATCTAACATAGACCAACAAAGATTCGCTAGTCAGCTACAACAAGGCTCACAATTAGGTGCTTTAGGTCAACAACAATTCGGCATGGGTTTACAAGGTGGTCAAGGCTTAGCAGGGTTAGGACAACAAGCCGCAGGTGCGTTAAGCGGTTTTGGTAGTCAGTACGGCGGAATGGCGAGTTTATTACCGCAACTACAACAACAAGATATTCAATCAATGATGGGTATGGGTGGACTAGGTAGAGGTAGACAACAGTCACTAATGGACTTAAATTACCAAAACTTCGTAGGTCAATACAACTTACCTATGCAAACGTTACAAAACGTTGGAGCACTTACAGCTTCTCTTGGACCTATGGCAGGTGGTTTCGGTTATGCAGGTGGTGCACCGACTACTAATTCTAACTATACTCCATCAGGAGTTATGGGTAGTGGGCTTATGAATTTTAAGCAGCCTCCTCAAAATCCTAATTATGGTGGGGGTGGGTATCAAAACAAAGGTCCTGCAAGTTTTCAAAATCAGCAACCCTTTGTTCAACCTATGAACATGGGTCTTGGAGGTTTATATGGCTAAGTACAATCCTTTCCCAACGTTCGGAGGTAAAAACGGCATTGCAGGTATAGCACCTGTTAAGTTATCCCCGACTCAAATGAGATTTCCAACGGCTCGTCCACCTGTTAGACGGGCACCTGAGCCAGATACATTAGAAAAAGTAGCACCATTACTACCGTTTCTTTTCGATGGTATTGGTTCTATGTTTAGTGGTAAACAAAAAGCACCCATGAACAGAGAAGCTTATTTAGAAAGTATAGGGGCTGATGTAGAAGACCCAACTAAATTACAAAAAGCACAAGCCGACGCGTATACTTTATTTGGACCACAAGAAGAAAAAGACGGTTTTGGTTTTGATGATATTTTTGATATTGTAGCTGCTAGTCAATTAGGTAGAGGTGCAAAAGATTTTGCAAAAAACACTGTAGCTTTAAACAGAGCTAAAGAAACAGATAGATTAACAAAAGAAGGAAGACGAGCAAGTTTTATACAAAAACAAGTGGAACCTGATGCTTTTCAATTCTTAAACTTACAAGATACTAATAAAGCTAAAACAGGTGTTGTAGATATACGTCCAGGATATTTTGATAAAGAAACAGGTCAGACTTTTATAAAAGACCCTGATAATAAAGACGCTAATGATTTTGGTTTTGTAATAGCAGGTGAAAATTGGATAGACCCTGCTAAACTAGCTAGTAGTAGTGGTTCAACAGGTATTGATATTTATAAAGACCCTCAGTATACCGAACTTGTAAAAACTAACGCAGAAATAACTGCGAGAGACCAAGCGGTTATGGGAACATTAAACGTTGCTAATAAAACAATAGAGATGTTAGACGAAGGTATTAAAGACCCCAGTAAAGCACCGACAACGGTTGTTTCTTCTTTAATGAATATGGGTAATAGTGCATTAACTAACTTTGACCAAATAGCTTCATTAAACGGTAATCGTGACCCTTTAACATATTTCAGTGCTGATGAAACAGGCGGTACGTTAAGAGGTTCTGGTAACAACGCTAGAGAACTATACATAGCCCTTAAATCAGGAGACGAAGAACAAATAGAACTAGCTACGGCTAATTTTGAAAACGCAACAGGAACAGATTTAAGACAACTTATGGGTGAAGCTGCTTATGCTAACGTAGCAACTAGAGCAAACTTTTTACAATTAGCTTATATGGCAGCGGCAGCAAACGGTCAAACAGGTAGAACGCT